CGGCATATCTCCGGCCCGCTTTGGCGCAGATTTTTGACAGCAACACCGATAGAGAACGGGCGCTTACTGGTCAAGTCAACAAGGGTCGTCATGCAAAAGCATACAACGATCTTTTCCGGCAATATCGCAACGAGCGAGATGAGTTGTTTAATATAATTAAAGAGCTTGCTAATAAGGGTGTCCCCGGCTCTCGCCAGAGAACAGGGCAAGTTACTGCGCGGCTTGCGGGCGACGACGCGTATTACCAATTTAGAGAAGCCGCTAGAGAAAGACTAAGACGGGGGCCATTGACGGGGCCTGATTTAGATCTCTATGAGGGCATTGTAGACAGAATGCGCTTTGGTCCGCGGCCCGGTGCCAAATTGTACGAGGACGGTGGCGACGTATCATCTGCAGATCGTGCATTTCAACTTGTCGCCGACGCAGTAAACAGAACAGGCCGTATGCCGTTGTTTATAAAGAGAGTTTTGGATCCCAAGTCTCCAAAGACTGCGAACAACGAAACAATGCGTTTGTCGGACTCTGAAATGGATGGCAAGTATTATGTTTATCCTACGATTTTTCCTACGATGACGCCGGATGGCCCGCGGCTCACGCGTCTTGACGACAAGCCCGCGTTTAATCGGGCGATTGACAGTGGGGAATATTTAGTTTTTGACACGGAAGCAGAGGCTTCTACGGTAGCGCGAGGTTTTAGCGACAACATTAAGCCACAGGGACGGCCTATTGATAGCGGCGTTGCCGGTTTTATACCTTATATGGTACAGTAAATAAATTTTTGAGGGTTTATCATGGCTAGACCGCCCATTTCGCTTGTAGAGAACCAGAATCCGCAAGTAGAAACAGAAGAATTGCTGGCAGAGATTGAGATTGAGGCCCCCGGCACGTTAGACATGTCGGGCGAAGCTTCTGATATTGACATTGAAGTGGATGAAATGGGCGGCGCAGTCGTTGATTTTGACCCTATGTCGGAGATGCCCAGCGGAGATTTTTCTGAAAACTTAGCAGAAGATATGGACGAGCGTGAGTTGGGCGCGGTTGCCAGTGAATTGACCGCGGACTACGATGCAAACAAGGCGAGTCGCCAAGAATGGGAGGATGCATACGCGGATGGCTTGGAATTACTTGGGTTCAACTACTCCGAAAGGACTGAGCCGTTTAGAGGTGCTTCTGGCGTCACCCATCCCCTTTTGGCGGAAGCTGCTGTGCAGTTTCAGGCCCAAGCGTTCAATGAGTTGTTGCCGCCGGGAGGGCCCGTGCGGACTGCGATAGTTGGTTCGCAGAACAGTGCGACGTCAGATCAGGCCCAGCGCGTAAAAGATTTTATGAATTTCTACATCACGAACGTGATGGAGGAGTACACGCCTGAATTTGATCAAATGTTGTTCTATTTGCCGCTGGCGGGCAGCACTTTTAAGAAGGTTTACTATGATGAGAGCATGGATCGTGCGGTTAGTAAGTTCGTTCCTGCAGAGCATCTTGTTGTTCCCTATGATACCGCGGATTTAGAGACGTGTCCGAACATCACGCATGTTGTTCGGATGAGCTTGAACGACCTTCGGAAGCGTCAGATTGGCGGTTTTTACAGGGACATACCTGTTTTGCCACAACAATCAGACACAGACGATCTATCCGACGAATTGAACCGGATAACGGGCATTGAACCGTCGTCCGTGGACTATGATTGCACATTGTTGGAGTGTCACGCAGACTTGGATCTGGAAGGATTCGAGGATATGGGTGAAGACGGGGAGCCGACAGGCATAAAATTGCCTTATGTCGTGACGATTAGTCAGGATAACGGGCAAATTCTGTCAATTCGTCGTAATTATCGCGAAGATGACCCCGACAAGAAGAAAATACAGTATTTTGTTCACTATAAGTTCTTGCCGGGCTTTGGTTTTTACGGTTTGGGTTTGATTCACACCATTGGTGGCTTGTCTCGTTCTGCGACGGCGGCACTGCGGCAGTTGATTGACGCGGGTACGTTGTCGAACCTGCCTGCAGGCTTCAAGGCCCGCGGCCTACGGATCAGGGACGATGACGATCCGCTGCAGCCGGGTGAGTTCAGGGACGTAGATGCGCCGGGCGGGGCTATCCGTGACAGCTTGATGCCGCTGCCGTTCAAGGGGCCGGACCAGACGCTCTTTCAGCTTCTAGGCTTCGTTGTGGACGCGGGAAGGCGGTTTGCCACCATAACTGACATGAAGGTCGGGGATGGCAACCAGCAGGCCGCTGTAGGCACTACAATCGCCCTTATGGAGCAGGGTTCTCGTGTAATGAGTGCGGTGCATAAACGCCTGCATTATGCGATGCGTTTAGAGTTCAAGCTTCTTGCCAAGGTAATGGGCGAGAGTTTGCCGCCGGTATATCCATATGCCTTGGAGGGTGTTGATGCGGCGGTAAAAGCAAAGGATTTTGATGACCGGATTGACGTGATCCCGGTATCGAATCCTAATGTTTTCTCACAAGCGCAGCGTATTGCACTTGCTCAAACGCAGATGCAGTTAGCGGCACAGGCTCCACAGATGCACAACATGTATGAAGTGTATCGTGACATGTATGAGGCTTTGGGTGTTCGGGATATTGACAAGTATCTGAAGAACGAGCAATCCGTACAGCCCGTTCCGAAAGACCCGGCGCAAGAGAACATGGATGCCCTTGATGGTGTACGACTCATGGCCTTCCCAATGCAGAGTCATCAGGCGCACATTTTAGCGCACTTGGTCTTTGCCGGGTCACCTCTTGTTGGAGCAAACCCCTCTATAGCGGTGGCGCTTCAGAAGCATGTCATGCAGCACGTGCAGATTGAGTCCCGCGAACGGGCGATGCAGCAGCTTGGTCTAACCGGTCAAGAGCAGCAGTTGCCGCCGCAGGCGCAAATACAGCTAGATGCCATGGCCGCGCAGTTTATGGCAGAGGGTATGAAGACGGTTCAAGACCTTGGTCGCCAGTTGTCCGGCGGTGGCAAGCCAGACCCTGTAGTTCAGTTGAAACAACAGGAACTGCAGCTAGATGCGGTTAGGGAAGAGAACGACAAGATGATGGAAGAGCGTGAGCTTAACCTGAAAGAAGCTCAGATGATGGATAAGTCTCGCCAGTTTGACGAACGCATCCAAAGTCAGGAAGAGCAGACGGCATCTAGAATCAATGCGGCAATGGAAAGAGAACTTTTGAAACAAAGGAGTGTAGAATGAGCGTGGTAAAAATTGTCACCAATACTCCTGCAGCGGCACCAAAAGCACAGCCGTATGCGGAGATTGACAAGCAGGGTCGTATTCCATACGGCGGGGCAAAAGAAGTAAAAACCCCTACGGGCATGAAGAAGATGACTGTTCGCGGCATGGGTGCTGCCACAAAAGGTGGCAGCTACATGGGTTGTGAGTAAAAAATTAAATGGATCCGGTATCTGCAATGGCAACCGCTTCGGCGGCATTTGGAGCCCTTAAAAAGGGCTTCGCCATTGGCCGGGACATTGAGTCTATGGCCTCTGACCTGTCAAGATGGATGGGCGCTTTATCTGACCTTGATCAGATGGAGAAAGAGGCAAAGAACCCCCCTATATTTAAAAAACTGTTCGGTGGTCAAAGCGTAGAGCAAGAAGCCATAACGACTTTTGCCAACAAGCAGAAGGCGCAGCAACAACGTTACGAGTTACAACAGTGGATTTCTTTGACTATGGGTAAGTCAAAATGGGATCAACTTGTAGCAATGGAAGGGCAAATACGCAAAAGGCGTAAAGAAACATTGTATCGCCAGCGTGAGCGTAGACGAAAGTTTGTTGAAATCGTGGCGTGGGTACTTACCGCAGCCGTAGGCACGACAGCTTTGGTTATTTTTGTGCTGTTATTAAAGTCCCATACTGCTAACGCCGAACAAATGACAACCTGTCGTAAAGTTAAATGCGAAAAGATGGACAACCGTCAGGTAGTTTGTGTGTTCCGCGGGCAAAACTACACTATTGAATCTCAGATATTTGAGTATTTGGAATTTATTCCTTCTGAATATCAGTGCAAGTATGATCCAAACGCTAAGAAAGAGATGACGGTGCAAGAAACCTTAAAAGCGGTGAGGGACAGTCAGAAATGAGCAAAAAGTTCCAAGAAGGCACAGAGTATGCGCGGTATGATCTCGACGGTGACGGCGAAATCACAGATGAAGAATTAGAACACGCCAAAGAAATACGAGAGACAGAACGTGATTTGCGAAAGAGCTTGGCTCAATTGCGTATGGCGCGGTTTACACTGATTGGCATGGGTGTTTTTACGGCGGCGATGTTTACACCATGGGTGTCAGTAGAACGCATACAAGCTTTGAGTGAAATCAGTAGTTTATTCTATATTTCCGGCGCGGGAATAGTCGGGGCGTATATGGGGACCACAGCTTGGATGGCGCGAAAGTGAATGATCGACGCCTTTTTGCTTATGGTTTATTTAGGCACCGGTGATTTTCGCAAACTAGAAAGCGGAAACATGCATTTTTATTCTATAATTGAATGTAACTATTTTGCGGAACAAATATCTAAAAGATACGGCAACTATGGGTTTTCTGAATATATTGATGCAAAAGATAGGGTGACGGCATATTGTGTGCCTAGACAAGTAGACCCTGAATTGGTGAAAATTTACTAAGAAGGAATAGTCACATGTTTCAAGCTCTATTGGGACCGTTATCGTCACTTGCGGGCTCTTTCTTGGAAGGACAGATATCTAAGCAAAAAGCAAAAGCCTCACTTGCTCAGACAGAGGCAGAAGCAAAAGCTGAGATTATGAAGACCGCCGCCACCCATGACTCCAAGTGGGAGATCATAATGGCGCAGGCCACAACAACGAGCATCAAAGACGAAATTGTAACCGTAATCGTGTTGATTCCGGTGGTGCTGGTCTTTGTTCCGGGCATGGAAGAGGTGGTCAAGAACGGTTTTGACAGATTGAATGAGTTACCGGACTGGTATCAATATCTGGTTTTTCTCGTATGTAGCGCAGCATTAGGCATACGAGGACTGGACAAGTTTCGGAAGAAGTAGTAAAAATCTCATATGAATGAGATAAATCTCGCACAGTTCATTCTTGATATTGTCCGAAAGAAAAAAGAACAAGTCACAGAGCTTGTAATGGCGGGCGGTGTTAAAGATATGGAACACTATGGGCGGTTGATGGGAAACATTGACGGTCTTGAATACGTTGAACAGGAACTCAAGAGCCTGCTAGAAAAACAGGAGCTAATAGATGACTGAGGCTATACAGCCCGCGGAAGTTACTTCCACACCATGGGTAGACCCTAAAGACAGGGTTCTTGACCCCACTCTCCTTGATAAATCTCTTATTGAAAGAATGCCTCAACCCACCGGATGGAGGGTTCTTGTTTTGCCGTACAAAGGCAAAGCGAAGACCGCCGGGGGTATTTATTTGCCGGATCAAGCGGTTCAGCAAAATGAGGTATCCACCCAAGTAGGCTATGTTTTGAAAGCAGGGGCTCTTGCCTATGCTGAAGAGCAGAAATTTCCCGATGGACCGTGGTGTCGTGAGGGGGATTGGGTGATCTTTGCTAGGTACGCAGGATCTCGTTTTAAAATTGAGGGCGGTGAAGTCCGCATACTTAATGACGACGAAATTCTGGCAACTGTACTAGACCCTGAAGACATTCTTCATAACTGAGAGCTATCATGGAAAATCTTATGGAAGATAAAGACGTAGAAAAGTCCGTTGATACGGGTTCGCCGGAGCCAAGGGAAGAGCCTGTAGAAATAGAGGTTGAGGGCGAACAGGACTCATCTGTTGAGGTGCCACAAGAAGAAACATCTCAACAGGAAAAACAAGTTTCGGATTCTCAAAAAAGAATTGATCGTCTTACAAAACTGAGACGTGAAGCGGAACGCCGTGAAAAAGATGCGTTAGCTTATGCTGAAGCTGTAAAAAAAGAAGCTGACGAATTAAAAACCAAGATGAGAACCCTAGATGAGGGTTACGTCCAAGAGTATTCCGGGCGAGTTGAGTCAGAGCTTGAGACAGCTAAGACAGCACTCCGACAGGCTATGTCTATTGGTGACACGGATGCCGCCGTTGAAGCACAAGAAAGGCTGGCTCAGTTAAGTGTCGCAAAAGAACGCGCCCGCCAAGCAAAAGCGCAGTTTGATCGCCAACCACCGGCGCAAGAACAGGCTGCTCCTGTTGAACAGCAGTACAATCGTTCCGAACCACAGCGTCCTGATCCAAAAGCAGAGGATTGGGCGGAGCGCAATGAGTGGTTTGGTAAGGATGAGGCCATGACTTATGCGGCCTTTGGTATACATAAACGTCTTGTTGAGAATGAAGGGTTTGACCCGAACTCAGATGATTACTATACTGAGCTTGACAGACGACTTGTGGACAAGTTCCCCAACGAGTTTGACAAAACCAGTCAGTCGAGCAGCCGCCCCGTTCAGACGGTAGCTTCGGCATCTAGGACTGCTAAAACATCTGGACGCCGCAAGGTCAAATTGACCCCCTCTCAGGTCGCTATAGCCAAGAAATTGGGTGTGCCTCTTGAAGAGTATGCTAAGTACGTAAAGGAGTAAGATCAGTGTCTGACATAGAAGTAACAAGGTCTACCGGCGTTGATCGTAGCTCCCGTGCTAGTAAGACAAGGGAGAAAGAGACAAGGCGTAAGCCTTGGGCTCCCCCGTCTATGCTAGACGCACCACCTGCGCCCGATGGATACAAGCATCGTTGGATTAGGGCTGAAGTTCGTGGATTTGATGATCAGAAAAACATTTCTGCGCGTCTACGCGAAGGCTACGAACTTGTCCGCCAAGATGAGTACCCAGATTTTGAGGCCCCCGTCGTTGATTCAGGTAAATATGCTGGTGTGTTTGGAGTTGGCGGATTAGTTCTTGCTCGTATCCCATTGGAGACTGTTGCGGAACGGAGTGCTTACTTTGATGGTAGGACTCAAGACCAAATGGAAGCCGTGGATCACGATATGATGCGGGAAAATTCTCACTCTACAATGAGGATCAGCAATGCTGATCGTCAATCGCGTGTAACCTTTGGTGGTCCTAAAAAATAGGACTGAATGGAGACGAATATGGCAAACCAAGATACTGCCTTTGGTCTTCGTCCAATTGGACTCAATGGTGCAGCGGCTAACACCACTGGTGTGACTCAGTATGAGATCGCATCCAACAATACGAATGCTATTTATCAGTATTCGCCAGTCATTCCGCTAGCGGCGGGTGTGATTGATATTGTTGGTAATGCAAACGGTGGTACGGTTCCTGCTCTTGGGGTCTTTATGGGCGTTGAATATGTTGACAGCTCTACTAAGAAAACTGTCTTCAAAAATTATTGGCCGGGTTCAAACAACGTTAGCGTTGATACGAACTTTCCAATCAAAGCTCTTGTAGCTGACAACCCTAATCAACTGTTTATGGTAGCCGCGGATACAACGACAACAGATCGTGCAACTGCACTTGCTGATGTTTTTGCTAACGCGTCACTTGCGACAGCCACTTCGGGCTCAACAGCAACAGGACGTTCAACTGCTGAACTTGATATTTCCACGGCGGCTACAACCGCAACCTTGGCGATGCGTATCGTAGGTTTGACGACAGATGTCGCCAACCTTGACTATGCGTCGGCGGGTGTGAATTTCATCGTTCGGTTTAATTTCCACCACAACGCACCTTGCTCTAGCTCTGATTCTCAGACTACAGCAGCGTCTACTGGCATATAAGAAGGGAGATATAGACAATGGCTATTTCTCGCGCACAACTAGCAAAAGAGCTAGAGCCGGGCCTAAACGCGCTGTTTGGTCTGGAGTATTCTCGTTACGAGAACGAGCATGCAGAAGTCTTTGAAGAAGAGTCCTCAGATCGGGCCTTTGAAGAAGAGGTGATGTTGGGGGGCTTCACAACGGCTCCTGTTAAGAACGAAGGTGGTGCTGTTCAGTTTGATGATGCACAAGAGACATATACGGCTCGTTACACACACGAGACAATTGCTCTTGCGTTTTCAATTACTGAAGAGGCTATTGAAGACAATCTTTATGATCGTCTGGCTTCGCGTTACACAAAAGCGCTGGCTCGTTCAATGGCACAAACCAAGCAGATCAAGGCTGCGGCGATTCTGAACAATGCGTTCAGCACCGGTAGCCCGATTGGTGACGGTGCAGCACTTTGTTCTGCCGCTCACCCATCTCTGTCTGGCAACCAGCGTAACCTGCTTTCTACAGCGGCGGATCTTAACGAAACGTCACTGGAGCAGATGCTGATTGATATCGCAGGCTTTACCGATGAGCGCGGGCTCAAGGTTGCTGTCCGCGGTATGAAGCTCATCATTCCGAAGGAACTTCAGTTTATTGCAGAGCGTGTAATGAACTCAAACCTTCGTGTTGGCACCGCCGACAATGATGCGAATGCCATGAAGAATATGGGCATGATCCCCGACGGCGCAGTGGTTAACCACTTCCTGACCGACACAGATGCATTTTTCATCAAGACTGATGCACCTAACGGCTTTAAGATGTTTAACCGTTCGCCAATCAAGACTGCCATGGAAGGTGATTTTGATACGGGTAACATGCGCTTCAAGGCACGTGAGCGTTATAGCTTCGGCGTATCTGACTGGCGCAGTGTCTTCGGCACACCCGGCGCGTAACAGCGGCGAAATAAATTTGAGAAAGGGCGGCGGTTGCCGCCCTTTCCTTTTTGTTATATATTGATTTTGGGCGCAACTTAGCTTTGTAGACAGGATCATGCCCACCTGACATTGCACGGACTACAAAGCGAAACCTTGTGCAAAGGGTGTTAATATGGCTTCAACTACTTTTTCAGGTCCGGTGACCTCTACCGCTGGATTTATTTCAGGATCAGATTCTCTCGTATCTGTGGCTGCTGATGTAACATTGACTTCTGCTTCTAATGCGGGCCGTACAATGGTCTTGGGTGTAGCAAGCGGCGCGACTGTTACTCTTCCTGCCGCCAGCGGCACGGGTAATGTTTACAAGTTTTTTGTAGCAACCACCGTCACCTCAAACAATTACATCATTCAGGTTGCCAGCGGTGACGACACAATGGCCGGTGTAGCGATTGTTGCTAATGACTCAGACAATTCTGCATCTATTTTTGAAACTGCCGCAACGAGCGATACCATTACTCTAAATGGTACGACCACCGGCGGTATTCTTGGAGCTACAATTGAGATTCAAGATGTGGCGTCAAATGTGTTCTCAGTAGTTGCCCGCGGCGCAGCAACAGGCACTGAAGCCACTCCTTTCTCTGCTGCTGTTTCGTAAGAGGCTTATCATGGGTAAGCTCAACAGCGGTAAAAAGCCTGTTAAGAAGGTTGTAAAGGCCATCAAGAAGGCTACGAAAAAGAATGAGGAGTAAGCTATGGCAGGCTCTGACGTAAAAACAAAGCGGGTCACCGGCACTGGTTCATTGGGTGTCGGTCCCGCCCGTATTAGACAGATACAATTAAAAACTGGATCTGGAACTCCACGGCTCACTCTTACAGATGGCTCCGGCGGTGCTACGGTCTTAGATTTGGACTTTAACGCCTCTGACACGCATTCTGTGAACATTCCTGCGGAAGGTATTAGAGTCACCGACATCTTTGTCGGCACTTTGACTAATATCACCGCAGTAACGTTCTTTTTTAACTAGGTGAGTTATGGCTTCGCGTGATGATAAAATGCCGAAGCGAAACAAAAAAAATTTCCGCCCCACAAAGTCTGGGGCGGGAATGACCAAAGCTGGGGTGGCAGCGTATCGAAAAGCAAACCCCGGAAGTAAGTTAAAAACTGCGGTTACCGGCAAGGTAAAGAAGGGTTCAAAAGACGCTAAAAGACGTAAGTCCTTTTGCGCTCGTTCCGCGGGTCAAATGAAAAAATTTCCAAAGGCTGCAAAAAATCCTAACAGCCGTTTACGCCAAGCTAGGAAGAGATGGAAATGTTGACGTGGGATAAGATTGCGCCAGCTTTAATTTTGACCGGAATTGGTTGGATATCGATGGAAATGTCTGTTGTCAAAACAGATTTAGCGGTTTTGACTGTTCAACTTGAAAATGTTGAAGAGAAAATTGCGGCTAATCACGAAATGATTACTCCCATGTGGGAAGATTTTTTGTTGGAGAAGTCTGATGACTATGCTGCGTGGATCAATGAATAGGCAAGTAAACACAGGGCCTAAATCAAAAAAGATAACGCCCACTTATTTTAGAAAGGGCGGCGGTGTCAGTAGGAAAAGCAAAGGGTCCAAGATTTGCCCGGAAGGAAAAGCATGGGCTAAACGGACGTTTGATACATACCCGTCGGCGTATGCAAACTTGGCCGCATCCAAATACTGCAAAGACCCAAACTACGCTAAAAAGTCAAAAGGCGGAAAGCGGAAAGGAAAGTAATGGGTGAGCTTCAAAAATGGTTGAAGCAGGATTGGGTAAGGATTGGTAGTGACGGTTCAATTAAAGGCAAGTGCGGCACTTCTAAAGATAAAAAAAATCCTGATCGCTGTCTGCCGCGGGCTAAAGCTAACAGTCTTACAGAAGCTCAACGCGCCTCTACTGCACGGAAAAAGAAAAAAGCGGGGGCTGGCGGCAAGACCGTTGTATCTAACACCAAAGAAGCCAAGGTCAGAAAAATGGCAAATGGCGGCGCTGCTGTACCAACGACAAAACCAAAAAGACCCTTCAAAGGCAAATCTGTTCGCGGAACTGCGGTTGCTAGAGGCTGCGGAGCAGTCATGCCGAACCGCCGAAAAAGAACAAAAGGCTCTGTTGTACAAACTTGAGAGAATAAAATGCTTCCAAATTTTCAACTGGAGCAAGAAATTATTAAAGAAATGCGAGATTGGTCTTCGCATGCTTTGGAAAAAATAAATCCAAATTACAATGACTTACCCGCATGCCCCTATGCAAAAACAGCATGGGCACAAGATCGTGTAGGGTTTTGTTTTAAGTACAATGACCATTGGCAAGATCTTTACACCCTAGTCTCTCAATGGGATGACACTAAAGACGTTGTAATTCTTATAGATTTTTGTCCGTTGCCAATAGATGAGATGGATAGATATCTCAACATGTTGAACGACATGATATCCGAAGGCGTTTTGATAAACAAAGACATGTTCTTGATGGGGTTCCACCCAGACGATGAAGACAACGATTTTTTAGATGACACGGACTTTGAAAGCGCAACATCGACCTCTGAGGTTTCGTATGCTATGATCTTTTTGCAAAGATTGACTAAGTTGCAAGAAGCGTCGGATGCCCTTAGAGTGAAAGGGTACTATAACAACTGCGAAGAGTATTATGACTCTTCTCAACTGTATGAAAACCGTAAATTCTTGTACAGGAGATTTAAAGATGCGGAAAAAAGCTAAGAAGATGATGCGCGGCGGAGCGGCTAAAAAGGCGGCTCCAAAGATGATGCGCGGTGGTGGCATGGCTAAAAAGCCTCTTATGATGCGCGGTGGCGGTATGGCTAAAAAGAAAATGAAACGTGGTGGCAGGGTTAAGAAGTAATCATGGCTACTTCGGGGTCAAAAAACTTTGAGCTTCAAGTCGATGAATACATCGAAGAAGCTTTTGAGCGGTGTGGGTTAGAGTTCAGGACGGGATACGATGCCCGCACCGCAAAACGTTCCCTCAATCTGCTTCTTGCGGATTGGGCTAACCGTGGCTTGAACCAATGGACAATCGCGCAGAGGACGTTGACCCTGTCTCAAGGCACTAGCGCGTACAATCTTGGCACGGATGTGATCGACATATTGTCGGCGGTGTGCAGCAGAAGCAATTCTGATTTGTCTATGCAGCGCCTCAGTAGAGATGGGTACATAGTCATCCCCTCAAAAACCACTCAGGGGCGTCCAAGCCAATTTTTTTTAGATCGGCAAATTACACCGTCTTTGAAACTGTACCCCACTCCTGAGAATGCCACCGACACGATAATTTACGATGCCCTTGTGCGGATGGATGATGCGGATGTCTATACAAACACAATAGAAGTTCCTTTTCGGTTTTACCCTTGTTTGGCCGCGGGGCTGGCGTACTACATTTCAATGAAGAAAGCTCCTGAACGCGTTCAACTTTTAAAAGCGGTCTATGAAGAGGAGTTTGAGAGAGCGCGTACAGAGGATCGGGATAGATCTTCATTTAACGTGACGCCTCAGTATCAGTATTTACGAGTAAATTGATGTCTAAATTTGCGTCAGGAAAAAGAGCTTATTTTATTTCTGACCGTTCTGGTCAGAGGTACAGATATAGGGACGCAAAGCGTGAATGGACTGGGGCTATTGTAGGCCCGGATGAATTTGATCCTAAACACCCACAGTTGTTTCCTGTACGGAATATAGCGGATCCGCAAGCGTTGCGTGATCCAAGACCTGACACTCAGAACATTTTTTCTGTGAATGTGACTTTCCCAACCTTCAATCTTACCACCATCAGGTATATTCCAGTACCTGTCATGCTAGGTTCAGTCGGGCAGGTAGTGGCGACGGGCAGTGCGACGGGAGAAGCTATTTCAGTATCAATTACGGGCATCTCCGCGGAAGGTTACGTTGGAAGCGTGGTTGCGTCTAACATAGCATCTGCAACGGCGGCGGTAACTGGCGTAGCAGGGACAAGTGCCGTAGGTTCAGTCTCTGTATTGGCAATAACAGTTTATACGGTAACGGTTTCAAGCGATGGATACGGTAATAAATACTATATTGCAGGTCTTTCAGGCGCTGCCCCAACCCTCACCCTCAACGAGGGAAGCACTTATCGATTTGATCAGTCTGATTCCAGTAATTCCGGGCATCCCTTCAGATTCTCTACCACTTCTAATGGAACACATGCGGGGGGTAGTGAATACACCACCGGTGTAACGCACAACGGCACTCCGGGCAGTTCAGGGGCGTATACACAGATCACGGTAGCCTCTGGGGCTCCAACTCTGTATTATTACTGCTCAAATCACAGTGGTATGGGCGGCACGGCAAACACGCCATAGGAGTAGAAAATGGCTTTTTCTGGAAATTTCTTGTGTACGTCTTTCAAGAGCGAACTGTTTAGTGCAGTGCATAATTTTGGAAGTCACACATTTAAAATGGCGTTATTTACCAATAGCGCTACTTTAAACGCGTCAACCACGGCGTACTCTACCACGAACGAGGTTAGTGGGACGGGTTACAGTGCGGGCGGAGCAACTGTTGCAAACGTCAGTGTCAACACCAGCGGCACGACGGCTTTCATTGATTTTGATGATGTTGCTTTTTCAAGCTCTTCGATAACTGCCAGAGGTGCCCTGTTGTATAACAGTAGCGCATCAGATAAAGCGGTTGCGGTATTTGATTTTGGTGCGGATAAATCTTCGTCGTCCTCAACATTTACAATCACAATCCCGACGGCGGATGCGAGCAATGCGATAGTTAGGATTGCCTGATGAGCTTCACGTATGGCGAATTAAAGACAGCAATTCAAAATTTTACGGACAACGAAGAAACAACCTTCGTTGCAAATTTACCTGTCTTTATTCGTTCCGCAGAAGATCGGATATTTAAGTTAGTAGATCTTGAGGTGTTTCGCAAAAATGCCACAAGCACCTTGACGCAAAACGATCCTTATTTGTCTGTTCCCACAGATTATTTATCTTCTTTTTCGATGTCTGTAACAAACAGTTCCAGCAAAGAGTTTTTGTTGCAAAAAGACGTTAACTTTTTGCAAACATACAATCCTAATCCCGCTACTACGGGGACGCCAAAATATTACGCTTTCTTTGACGTGGACAATTTTATTTTATCTCCAACGCCAGATTCAAACTATGCTGTAGAGCTTCACTACTACTACCGGCCAGACAGCATTACAAAGTCCCCCGGAGCGGATAGCCAAACGACTTGGCTCAGTGAGAACGCCCCAAATGCGTTGCTTTACGGCTCTCTGATGGAAGCGTACATTTATATGAAGGGCGAACAAGACATGCTTCAGATGTACGAAAAACAGTTCGCCGAAGCTCTAAGTCGAATTAAAGATTTGGCGGAAGCTAGAGAAAACAGCGATGCGTATCGCAGAGGTCTGCCAGATCGGCCTCGTACATAAGGAGTAGAAGACATGGCAACGTCAAACGCAGCAACCAATTATCTAGAACATGCGA